AATTAAAAGAGCATTTAGAAAAACAATTTACTAACGGTATGTGTTGGGAAAATAGAAGTGAATGGCATATTGACCACATAATTCCATTGTCGTCGGCAAAAACTGAAGACGAATTGTATAAATTATGTCATTATAAAAATTTACAACCGCTTTGGGCAATTGATAATATCAAAAAAGGAAAAAAAATTTTGTCTAATAATATAAACCAACATTTGTGAAAAAAACATTACTTGTGGATGGAAACAATTTAATGAAAATTGGTTTTCATGGAGTGAAAGATTATTTCCATAATGGGGAACACATTGGGGCATTATATCACTTTATTAATACTTTACGTAAATTTATTAACGAACAAAATTTTGATAAGGTTGTTGTTTGTTGGGACGGTGAAGATTCTACAAGTTTACGTGGAATTCTTTACCCCAAATACAAACAAAACCGACGATTGGTTATGGAGGACGCTATCTTTATGTCCTACTTAAAACAAAAAAATCGTATCAAACAGTATTTGGAAGAAGTCTATATTAGACAATTAGAGATTAGTGGAAGAGAAGCTGATGATTTAATTGCTTATTATTGTCAAGTATCTGAAAATGAGAACAAATTAATTTTTTCATCAGATAGGGATTTAACCCAACTTATTTCTGAAAAGGTGTCAGTATACTCACCATCAGTTAAAGCTACGTTTAAACACGGGGATAAGATTAAATTTGATGATTTTGAGTTTCCTCACTACAACGTTAAAACTTTAAAAATATTAACTGGTGATAAATCAGATAATATTGAGGGTATCTATCTTTTGGGTGAAAAAACATTAGTTAAATTTTTTCCTGAAATACTTGAAACAGAAGTTTCTTATAACGATATTTTAACACGAGCGGAAGATTTGTTAAAGGAACAAAAAGATAATCAAACTTTAAAAAATCTTTTAACTGGTAAAACCAAATCAGGTATCTTTGAAAAAGAATTTTTCCAAGTAAACGAACAAATCGTTGATTTAGATAATCCTTTATTGAGGGATGAAGATAAAGAAGAAATACGATTAGTTGTTACCGAAACATTAGATATTGAAGGTAGAAGTTACAAAAATTTAATTAAGTATATGGTTGAAGATGGATTGTTTAAGTACCTACCGAAAGGTGATGATGCTTGGACATATTTTATCCGACCATTTATGAAACTAACAAGAAAAGAAAAAACAAACAAAAACAAAAAGTAAATTATGAGAGAACAAGACATTACCAAATTGGAATTCTTGATGACGGTAAACAACAATTTTATCGTACAACGTTTTTTTAACGTTAAAGGGTATAATAACAACGCTCATCGTTCTGCTGAGATGATTGACCTACTTGAAAGATTTGTTGAAGATTTGAAGTACGACTTCAAAATGAAGACAATCAGTTATATGTTGGACAACCAATATCAGATTACGGAGGACCCAGAAATCCTTAACACATCATTCACTGATGGACCTGAAGTCTTTAACATTTATTTGAAAAATGGAGACAATGTTATGGTTCATTACACATTTGATGCTAAACTTTATCCACCAAAAGTTAGATACACTGTGGATGTACGTCCGTATCTAAAAGGAATTTTGTATAATCTTACAGATGTCCTTTCAACTAAAAATTTAACACACGAATATCTAGGTTACGAGTTAGTTCGTTGATATTTATCCAAAAAACAAATATACAATGGCTGACAAAAATTTTGATTATTTAGGTAACTCTTTCCAACTGCAACTTTTAAATCAAATTGTGGTTGATAAAGATTTTGCACACTCAATTGTGGAAGTACTTGAACCAAATTACTTTGAAAATAAGTACTACAAATTGATTGTTCAAATGGTTAAAGAATATTATGAAAAGTTTGAACACAGCCCAAGTTTTGAGACATTACAACAAAAAGCTAAAAGTGAAATTAGTCAGGAGTTATTGTTAAAAATAACTCTTGACACTATTTCAGATGTTAAAAATGTAGAAGATGAAGGAGTTCTATTCGTACAAGAAAAAGCATTAAAATTCTGTAAACAACAAGAGTTACAGAAGGTTATGGATAAGGCTAAGAAAATTATTGATAACGGAGAATTTGAGAGTTACGACACTCTTGAAGAAATGGTTAGAGAAGCCCTACAGGTTGGTAATGTGGATAGAGGAACGGGTGACGTGTTTGAAAATTTAGATGATGTTCTTGCAGATGATTACAGACACCCAATTCCTATGGGGATACCGGGTATTGATAACTTACTTAAAGGTGGGTTAGCAAAAGGTGAAATTGGTGTAATATTGGCACCTACAGGAGTTGGTAAATCAACACTGACTACTAAAATTGCCAATAACGCTTTCAATATGGGATTTAATGTTCTTCAGATATTTTTTGAGGATAACTATAAAATCATCCAAAGAAAACACTTTACGTGTTGGACAGGTATTCCACCTGATGACCTTGGAAATAATAAGGATAAAGTATTGGCAAAAGTTGCTGAGATTAAAGAGACGATGACCAATAAGTTAATTATGAAGAAGTTACCTTCTGACACATTAACTATGAATCAGATTAAAAATCAGATTAGAAAGTTGATTGCTGACGGTACTCGTATTGATATGGTTATTTTAGATTATATTGATTGTGTAACACCTGAAAAAGTTTTACAAGATGAGTGGAAGTCTGAAGGTTCAGTAATGAGAGGATTTGAATCAATGTGTCACGAATTGGACATCGCAGGGTGGACTGCAACTCAAGGTAATAGAAGTTCTATTTCATCTGATGTGGTAACAACAGACCAAATGGGTGGTTCTATTAAGAAAGCTCAAGTGGGACACGTTATCATTACGGTAGCAAAATCATTACAACAAAAAGAATTAAATCTTGCGACAATTGCAATTACAAAATCAAGAATTGGTAAAGATGGTGTTGTCTTTGAAAACTGTAAATTTAACAATGAAATGTTAGAAATTGATACAGAAAGTTCTATGACTTTCCTTGGACTTGAAGAACAAAAAGAGGAAAAGAATAGAAATAGAATAAAAGAAATTATGGAGAAAAGAAAACAACAAACAACATAATTATTAAAATAGAATAAGTAAAAATATGGAAAAATTATTAGAAAAAAATCCAAACCGATTTGTTATATTCCCAATTAAGCATAACGATATTTGGGAATATTATAAGATGCATCAAGCAGCGTTTTGGACGGCAGAAGAAATTGATTTAAGTGGTGACCTACGTGATTGGGAAAATTTATCAGATAACGAACAATATTTTGTAAAAAACATTTTATCGTTTTTTGCGGCATCAGATGGTATTGTAAATGAAAATTTAGCAGAAAATTTCTATCGGGAAGTACAATACCCTGAGGCGAAATTCTTCTATGGTATTCAGTTGGCTATGGAGAATATTCATAGTTTAATGTATTCTCTTCTTATTGATACTTACGTGTCAAATGAAGACGAGAAGAACAAATGTTTTACCGCTTTAGATAACTTACCAGCAGTTCAAAAGAAAGCTAAATGGGCTTTGGATTGGATTGATAATGCATCGTTTCAGGAAAGATTAGTTGCGTTTGCGGCAGTTGAGGGTATCTTCTTTTCAGGCTCATTCTGTTCTATCTTTTGGTTAAAATCAAGAGGTATTATGCAAGGATTGTGTAACGCTAACGCATTAATTTTTAAAGACGAAAACTTACACTGTGACTTTGCAATTCATTTATTAAACAATCACATTGAAAACAAACCGAGTGAGAAAAGAATTAAAGAAATTCTATTATCAGCATTAGAGATTGAGAAAGAGTTCATTACTGAATCACTACCAGTTTCACTTATTGGTATGAATTCAAATTTGATGAAACAATATCTTGAGTTTGTCGTTGATGGATTATTAGTAAAGTTTGGATGTAAAAAACAATTTAACGTTGAGCAACCATTTAAATTTATGGAACAAATCGCAGTTGAAACAAAAGGTAATTTCTTTGAGTCACGTACTGTTGAATATCAAAAAGCTAAGTTAAATGAGACTATTTCCTTTACTGACGATTTTTAATTTACTATCTTTTTAAACTATGATGTCACTTAAAATTAAAAAAAGAGGTGGGGACGATGCGTCCTTTAACCCACAAAAAATTTATCAAAGAATTAAACGTTCTTCAAAAGGATTGAACGTTAATTCAGATGAAATCTTTATCAAGGTTATCACTTCAGTACCAACTGAAGGTATTATTACAACAAAAGAATTAGATAAGTTAATCTATGAAATTGCCGCGGCATTTACAGGTAGTCATCACGATTATTCTCGTTTAGCGTCATCAGTTGCAATTTCATCTTACCATAAGGAAACTGACCCAAGTTTCTCAAATACTATGCATACTTTACACGTTGAAGGTGTTGTTAGTAATGAGTTAATGGAGATTGTTGAAAAATATGGTCCGTCTAATATTGACGAAATTATTAATCACGACAATGATTATAACTTTGACTATTTTGCATGGAGGTCACTTGCTGAAATGTACTTGTTAAAATTACCTGATGGTAAGGTTGTTGAAAGACCTCAACATATGTATATGAGAGTTGCTCTTTGGGTAACTAATACATTTGAAGAAGCGATGGAGTACTATCAATCATTGTCAACACAAAGAATATCTCCGGCAACTCCGATTATGATTAATGCTGGTACAAAGGTTCCACAGTTAGCATCTTGTGTCCTTCATTATAATGATTCAGATTCTCGTGAAGGTTTGTTGAATACAATGAGAGACATCTCAACCTATTCATCTGATGCTGCGGGTATCGGACTATCAATGTCTAACATTCGTAGTAAGGAGAGTCGTATTACATCTTCAGGTGGATATGCGGGTGGACTTTTAAAGTATTTGAAGATTGTAAACGAGTCACTTCGTTTCTTTAACCAACAAGGACGTAGACCTGGTTCCGCGGCAATCTATTTGGAACCTTGGCATAAAGATGTCTTTGATTTATTAGAGATTAAAAAGAACACAGGTGCTGAAGAGTTAAGAGCTCGTGATTTGTTTACCGCACTTTGGATTCCTGACAACTTTATGAACGCAGTTAAGAACAACGACGATTGGTATCTGTTCTGTCCTAACGATATTATTAAAGCGGGTATCAAACCATTACAAGAAAGTTACGGTGATGAATACGAAGAAAATTATAAATTAGCCGTAAGTATGGGTCTTGGTAAGAAAGTTAAGGCTCAGGAAATTTGGAATAAGATTATTGAATCACAAGTTGAAACGGGTGTTCCATATCTATGTTCTAAAGATAGTGCTAACAGAAAAACAAACCATCAGAACATTGGTGTTATTAAACAATCAAATCTTTGTAATGAAATCTATCAATACACTGACGAGAATATAACCGCAATCTGTACTCTTTCATCTATGGTGTTAAAGAACTATGTAAAAGATGGCGAGTTTGATTTTCAGGGGTTATACGAGGAAACACGTAAGGTTGTTAGAGCGTTAAACAAAGTTGTTAACATTAACAATTACTCAACTGAAAAAGGACGTAAGGGTGGATTATACCAGAGAGCAATTGCTATTGGAACTCAAGGACTTGCAGATGTATTCTATTTAATGGATTATATCTTCACATCTGATGAAGCTCGTAAATTGAATAAAGAAATCTTTGAAACAATTTATTTCGCATCAATTACCGAGAGTAACAAATTGTGTATGGATGGTAAATATGAACCATACGCTTACTTTAAAGGGTCACCAATGTCAAAAGGAGTATTCCAATTTGATATGTGGGGATTAAACGAAGATGAGTTATCAGGAAGATGGTCTTGGTCAACTCTAAAAGAAAGTGTTAGTAAGTATGGTGTTTGTAATTCATTATTTACTGCTCAAATGCCTGTAGCGTCTTCAGCTAAGATTACAGGGTCATATGAAATGACAGAACCTGCTCATTCGGCAATCTTCAACAGACGTGTAATTGGTGGTGAGATTATGATTGTTAACAAGTATTTGATTAGTGATTTTGAGAAGATTGGAATTTGGTCTGAGGACTTAAAGAATGAAATCATTATGAATGAAGGTTCAATTCAAGGAATTAACTTCTTGAATTATTTGGACCCTGAAGATAAAAGATATAACTTTAAAGTTAAGAGAATTGAAAGACT